GTTTTATCAGATATCACTTGAACAGACATCAGATTATAACGAGGAAATGGCACTTGAAGATGGATACTTGTTACTGGAAGAAACTGATGGAGATAATATACTTTCAGAAACGGAATCTGGCGGTAATAGTCTGATAACAGAATACGGAGATTACATTATAAATGAGTCTTTCGTTATAGATACTATAGATGACCAAGCTACAAATATATTTATAGAAACGCAAGCAGATTCAGTATTGAATTTCACTGAAGGCAATCCCTTTGGTGAACCTAGAGGAGGTTACTAATGTTTGGTAGAACATATTACCATGAAATTTTAAGAAACACTATCATAGCTTTTGGAACATTGTTTAATGATATTCATATCGTTAGAACAGATGCAGGTGGAACAACTCAACAGTCTATGAAAGTTCCTTTGGCCTATGGTCCAAAACAAAAGTTTCTTGCAAGATTGAGAGAAGATGCTAATGTTGATAGAAAAATTGCAGTATCTTTGCCTAGAATAGGTTTTGAAATGGGCGCTATCGAATATGATGGCTCTAGAAAGTTAAATAAAATGATTAAAACTAGAAAAGTGAAAGGTACTAAAGGTACGGCTATGGACGTACAGTTTAGTCCTGTTCCTTATAACGTAAATTTTGAAATGTTTGTTATGGCAAAAAATAGTGATGATGGAGTTCAAATTGTAGAACAAGTAATTCCTTATTTTCAACCAGACTATAGCATTACTATTAATGCAGTCCCTGGTATGGATATAATAAGAGATATCCCAATCGTATTAAACAGTACAGGTTATGAAGATACCTATGATGGTGATTTTATGACTAGACGAGCCCTTATCTACACATTTTCATTTTCTGCAAAAACTTATATGTATGGTCCTGTTATTACATCTTCCATAATTAAGAAAGTGGATGTCGATCAATATGCAGACGTTAAAGAGAAGGCACCTACAAGAGTACGACAATATTCTGTTTCTGGAGTCGAGAAGGCTGTTGGTGCTGATGAAGATGACAACTTTGGATTCACAGAAACTTTGAGTGAATGGGTCTAATGGCTGCTGATTTAAATTTAGCCTTGTCAGAATTTTTAGGTATCACTGGAGGGACTGGTGATGTTAAAAATGAGATATTGAACGGTGATAAAGAATTGTGGGCTCCTAGGAAGGGTAAATTGATAGTCCGGCCTGATGAACCTGAAGATATGGATTCTGACTATAAGTATAGTCGAGAAAATTTCTATAGTCTTATCGAGCGTGGTCAAGATGCCATTGACGGAATATTAGATTTAGCTAAAGAAGGAGAACATCCTAGAGCATATGAAGTTGCAGGTCAGTTGATTAAGAATGTAGGTGAAGTAACAGAAAAATTAGTTGATCTGCAAGAGAAGATGAAAAAATTGAAAGAAGTTCCTGAGCATGGACCTAAAAGTGTTACTAATGCATTGTTTGTTGGATCTACTAAAGAACTTCAAAAGATGTTAAAGAGTAATGGCTGATACATATAAAGGAAATCCCAATCTTAAAGGTGCTGGCGCTGAGATAAATTTTACCGAAGAACAGGTAAAAGAATTTATCAAGTGTTCTAAAAATCCAGGTTACTTTATAGAGAACTATGTAAAGATTGTTAGTATTGATCACGGTTTAATTCCTTTCAAACTCTATCCCTTTCAAAAAGAAATGATTGGGACCTTTCACAACAATCGTTTTACAATATGTAAACTACCTAGACAGTCAGGTAAGTCAACCGTACTTCTAGCTTATTTGGTACACTATTTAATTTTCAATGAAACTATTAGTGTAGCTATCCTTGCAAACAAGGCACAAACTGCTAGAGATTTACTTGGGAGATTTCAGTTAGCCTATGAACACTTGCCCGAATGGATGCAACAAGGGGTCATCAACTGGAACAAAGGAAGTCTCGAATTGGAAAACGGATCCAAAATCCTTGCGAGTTCGACTTCTGCTAGTGCTGTTCGTGGTGGGTCTTATAATCTTATCTTTCTTGATGAGTTTGCTTTCGTTCCTTCAAATATTGCAGAACAGTTTTTTAGTTCTGTGTACCCGACTATCTCGGCTGGTCAAACATCGAAAGTAGTAATCGTATCAACGCCACATGGTATGAATATGTTTTATAAGTTGTGGCAAGATGCAGTAAACGAAAAAAATGATTTTGTACCTATTGAAGTATCTTGGGATGAAGTTCCGGGAAGAGATGATGCCTGGAAAGAACAAACAATCAAAAATACTAGTGAACAACAGTTCCTACAAGAGTTTGAATGTTCGTTTCTAGGGTCAATAGATACATTAATAAGCCCAACAAAATTACAAGTTATACCTACAATGGATCCTATAGAATCTAATGGTGGGTTAGACATTTATGAAAAACCTATTAAGGATAATCAATATTGTATTACTGTAGATGTTGCTCGTGGGGTCCATGGTGATTATTCTGCTTTTGTTGTTTTAGACATTACAACTATACCATATAAAGTTGTAGCGAAGTATAGAAACAATGAGATAAAGCCTTTGGCGTTTCCTGAACTAGTACATACTGTGGCTAAAAATTATAATACAGCACAAGTATTAGTTGAGGTAAACGATGTCGGAGGCCAGATTGCAGACGCCCTACATTACGATTTAGAGTATGAAAACCTTATAATGACACAAATGAGAGGACGCTTAGGTCAGGTAGTAGGTAGTGGCTTTGGAGACAAGGCTACAGAGTTGGGTGTACGAACTACAAAAGCAGTAAAGAAGATAGGTTGTTCCAACTTAAAACAGATGATAGAAGGGGATAAACTTATCATTAACGATTTTGATATTATCGTTGAACTATCTAATTTTGTTTCTAAAGGAACGTCCTTTGAAGCAGAAGATGGTGCGACAGATGATATGGTGATGTGTCTTGTATTTTTTGCATGGTTAACTAATCAAAATTATTTTAAAGAGTTAACCTCTGATGATATCCGTAAGAGATTATATCAGAGTCAACAGAAAATGATTGAAGAAGATATGTCACCTTTTGGATTTATAGACGATGGTATAACTATGACTGAAGAAGCTCCATTTGTAGATGTTGATGGAGATTTTTGGCATCCGGTACAGAAAGCTCCAGATTATTGGTGAGGCCAAGGTAGTCCAACTTCATCATCTGTTACCCGCATATAATATCTATCAGCTTTACAGTGCATACAGACAGGTATACTTTTTTCTATAAGCTCTAATGCTGTTTTATATTCTGTAGATTTTTTTCCATATCGTAGAATATAATGTTGAATTTTTTTATGATGTGGAAACCAAACTAGATGATGAGGTGAATCGTGATTGCATACCCGACAAAATTTATCATCAAAAGTTTTTAATAATCGTAAGTGTCTACCTAAATCACGCATTTCGTGTGTTTTCCCTTTATAATATATTTATACATTTCACACTTTAGGTGTATTTAGAAATAGACATAATTATAAATAAAAATAAGAAAAAACAAAAGTGATTTAGTCCCTAGATAATATTTAAACAAGGAGATTAATAGAATGGCTACAACACTCGTTTCACCGGGTATTCAAGTTAAAGAAAAAGATTTAACGAACATGGTCATTGGCGATTCTGATAGTATAGGTGCTATCGCTATCGCTGCAGAAAAAGGTCCCGTAGAACAAATCATAACAGTTTCCAACGAGACAGAATTAGTAGAATATTTTGGTAAGCCTAATGCCAGTACTTTTGAATGGTTTTTTACAGCTGCATCATTTTTAAAATATGCAAAGGTACTAAGAGTTATTCGTATTAATTCAGGTCATGTAAATGCTTGTGTTAGTGGCACAGCCGTTATTATCAAGAATAATGAGCATTGGGTAGAAAATTATGCAGACGCCACTGGAAATGTTGGTCAGTGGGCCGCTCGGTCGCCAGGTACTTGGGGTAACAGCCTCAAAGTATGGCAGTGTCCTAGTGCTACTGTCTATGAACAACATCTTGGTTCAAACAACCTAGTCGATGATGCGGGCGCAGCTGAAGGCGATTTAACAATAAATGTTGATAATGTTGATTTAACAGATTATGCTATCGTAGTAAATGATATTTTAGCTTTTACGACTGACAACGCCGGTCAAATACCAGTTACAGGCCACGAAGGTGTAGAATATATCGTTACGGAAGTAAACACAACTTCAAATGTGGTTACATTTAAACAACATGGTGTATTCTCTACAAAGGGTCTGGCCGCTGCTGTTCCTAATGACTCTAGTATCACACGCCGATGGCGTTGGTACGATGAGTTTTCTGGTGCACCTGGTACATCTAAATTTGTATCTGATAGGAGTGGTTCTGGTGATGAGATGCATATCATCATTACAGATGAAGATGGTGCTCTTACAGGCACAGCTAACACAATTCTAGAGAAGTGGGATAAAGTATCCAAGGCTTCTGATGCAAAGACAGATAGCGGCGATAATAATTATTATCGTGATGTTCTTTATACTAGATCCGAATTTATCTTTTGGATGGATCATAATACAGCTGGTAGTAATTGGGGAACATCTGCGACCGGCAAAACATTTACAAATGTTAATATAGCTAACGAAGCTTCATTGGGAAGTGGCACAGATGATTATTCACCAACAAATGGTGAAAAGAAATCTGCATACGATTATTTTGATGACGATACAGTAGTTGTCAATCTGATGATGGCAGGTCCTGGCGATTCTACTCATGCCGGTAACCTTATCGACATCATGGAAAAACGTAAAGATATGATGGCGTTTATTTCACCTGAAAGAGCAGACGTTGTAAACGTATCAAACTCAAATACACAGACAGAAAACGTAAAGAACTTCTTTTTGAACCTTGCTAGTTCGTCTTATGTAGCATTTGATAGTGGTTATAAGAAAATGTACGATAAGTATAATGACGTATATCGTCATGTACCTCTTAACGGTGATGTTGCAGGTTGTGCGGCTAATGCAGACCTAGTGGCAGCCCCATGGTTTTCACCTGCCGGTCTAAATCGAGGTAATATCAGAGGGGCAGTTGGCCTAGCCTATAACCCAACAAATGCACAGAGAGATATTCTGTATCGTAATAGAATTAATCCTGTTACTACATTTCCAGGTCAGGGTACACTCCTTTATGGAGATAAAACAGCTCTGGCACGGAATAGTGCTTTTAGTAGAATTAATGTACGTCGATTGTTTAATCACATCGAAAAGGCTATTGAAGAAGCAGCTAGAGCAGTTGTCTTTGAGTTCAACGATGAATTCACACGATCACAGTTTGCTGGTGCAATAGAGCCTTTCTTGAGAGATGTGCAGGGTCGTCGTGGTATTACAGATTTCTTAGTCGTTTGTGACGAAACTAACAATACAGGTCAAGTAATTGACGCAAATGAGTTCCGGGCAGATATTTATATTAAGCCGGCACGTTCCATTAACTTCATCACATTAACATTTGTTGCTACTCGTACAGGTGTTGATTTTAGTGAAGTAATTACATAAGAGGAGAAAAAAACTAATGGCTAATTTAAGTAGTTTTGTAGGAGCCTTGAAAGATGGTGGTACAAGGGCTAATCAGTTTGAAGTCATAATATCTGATTCACCTATATCTTTACCATCTGATTTCTCATTCCTTTGCCGCGGAACATCTGTACCATCTTTGACGATTGGTGAGGTTGCAATACCTTATCGTGGACGTCAGATTTATGTGTCAGGGGATAGGACGTATGAGCCTTGGGCTATCACAGTAATAAGTGATAGGACACAACAGATGAGATCATTTTTTGAACAATGGCAGAATCATATTGGTGATATTGGTAACAGAACTGATAGAACTGATATAGGACAACAGCCTGCAAAATATTATGCAAATGCAACAGTTATGCAGAAAGACCGTAATGATGATACTTTAAGATCGTATCATTTGTATGATGTTTGGCCTACAGCTATAGATGCTGTAGAGTTGAACTATGAAACGAATGATGCAGTTTTAGAATTTGGTGTAACTTTCAGATTTAATTTTATGACAATTGCTGGTGCAGGTGCTTCTGCTTCCGCCAGCTCAGGTCTATCTGGCAAGGTATCAGTCGAAGCGTCCTACTAATTTAATCTGATTTTATATCACAGTTTTGAAGTGATATAAATAGTTATACTATGGCAGAATTATTTGGTTTTACAATTAAACGGGCAGGGAGTGACAATGCGAAAAGCTTTGTCGCTCCTTCGTCCGATGATGGTTCTTTAGACATTGGAGCTGCAGCAGGCTTTTTTGGTCAATATTATGGCGCCGAAGCAACTCCGAAAAATGATTTCGACCTAGTTAAAAAATATAGAGCAGCAGCTGAACATCCTGAAGCAGATCAAGCAATAGAAGATATAGTTAATGAAGCTATTATCTCTAATGAAGGTCAACCTTCAGTATCAGTTTCTCTAGATTATGTAGATTTTTCAGTATCAATTAAGAAAAAAATTCAAACAGAGTTTGACCATATTCTGAAGATGCTTCATTGGAATAATAAATCCCATGAACTCTTTAAGAGATGGTATATCGACGGTAGAATTTATTTTCATAAATTGGTAGATGAAAAAGATACTTCAAAAGGTGTTCTAGAATTACGTTATATTGATCCTAGAAATATCAAAAAAGTAAGAGAGATTGAAAAAGGTTCGGCCGGTAATACTCAGGCCGCTGATCTTGTTAAAGCTGTACGAGAATATTTTTTATATAGTGAAGATGGAATTTATCCAGGAATATCAGGTAGAAGTAACACAGGTCAAGGATTACCTATTTCCAGCGATTCTATTTCTTATATCACATCAGGTCTATACGAACCGACAACGAATCAAGTTTATTCACATCTACATAAGGCAATCAAGCCTGTAAATCAATTACGAATGATGGAAGATGCGTTAGTTATCTATCGTATCAGTCGTGCTCCAGAAAGACGTATCTTTTATATTGATGTGGGT